CTTTTTATTTAATAAATTATAAACTTTAAGTCGTTCTTTTATTTTGCTCTTTAAATTTATTGATTTTATACTTTTAGTTTCAGTTCTATAATATTCATTAAATGATGAATGTTCATCAAGGTGTTGGATTGAATCAAATAACTCATCGTCCTTAGTACTTATACGGACACCACCATCACATATACTACCATCTCCTAACAATAAACCAAGTAAATAAGAATCAATTGATACTTCTCTTTCCTCAAAATCAACAGGATTTACCACAGGTAATCTATAATTGTATCGACCTCTCTTCTTGATGTCATTCATCATGTCTGAAGTTTTAACAACTTTATACCCATAGTTTGGTTTATGAACTCCCTTACCTTTCACTCTTGTCTTAGCTGTTCTCATGTTAAGAGTATTGACACTCCAAAGATGTTCTTCGTCACAATTTACAAAAGTATCATCAGTAAATTCTACTTTGTAAATTGGTCTTATCCCTTGTGGATACGTACCTAATACATATTGATATTTCCCATCACTGCCAACTACTCTATCTCCAGTCTTAATCTCACCCATAGTTACCCATCCTGTCGGTGTTAAAACAGGCTCTGAAACACTTAAGGCTTTTCCAACACCTGTCGGTGCCAAGATTACACCTATTTCCCCCTTCGCCAGTCCACCTTTAAGTAGTTTGTCTATACCAGGTATACCAATCGGAATTGGGTGTCTAAAATCCTCATCTAATACAGTATCAAGGTTTGAGAAGATATCAGTTAAACCTGTATCTCTTTCTCCTACTTGTAACGCTTCACGAACAAGTCCTTCAACTTTATCGTATGACTCAAAGTCTCCTTCATTAATAATTTTCTGAGCTCGGTCCATAGCCTTTTGAAGTTCTTGTTGTTTACAAAACTTCAATGCTTTTTCCTGAACAAATATACTACCTTCAAAGGGTGCATCCTTAACTTGTTTTAAAGTATCAAGTACAATCTTAGCAACAAGTTCTTGAGAAATTTCAGATTTTACAATCTGTTCTAAAGTATCAAAATTAGGGGTAGACTCATACTTAACATAATATTCTTTAGTCATCTGTAAGATGATTTTGAAATATTTGTTGTCAAAATATGAACTTTCAATGACATCCATAATTGATGATGAAAATTCTCTATCTATGATAAGTTGGTTTAATAATTGTAGTTGAAAAGTGTTCCCTAAGTATTCAAAATTCTTGTTCATATATTGTTGCTTGCCTCGTGTTTAATTAAATATTTACTTACTTAAGTCAAAGTCCAAATATCTAAAACTTAATTTTGGAGATGAAAAAATGTCAGTCAATTCTCGTAAGACATCTTTCAAAAAAGGTCTCACATCAACTGTATAACGTACTTTTGGTGGGAAATTTTTTCCATCAAATGCTCTATGACAAATTGTCTGCTCTCCAACTTTGATATAAATGTTGAAATCCTCAGGTCCTTCAGTGAAAGATGTTTCCATAATAGAATGGTCATCATAAATTGACTCTTTGTTATCTATCATGTAGGTAACAGTTTTCATCTTCAAATAGTATTGAAGTTCTTGTGTAACCCCCTTGATATAATCATAGAAATCCACAGAATTTTTTGCCTTCGGATTGTATCCCCTGACATTGAAAAATCTTTGTACAACGATGTTGTCGTTCAACGTCATTAAGAATTCCATCTTGGTACTATCTTGTTCTTTCATAATTTTAATTTTTATTATTATTTCTTTTTTCTTTTCTTGTTAATTTCATAAATGGTTTTAAAAAATTTACCCAAGCCTCGTCGTCTTTGGGTAAGTACTTAAAGAATCCGTCTTCCATCATCATCCTCATTAAGTTTTTATATCCCCTATCTGTAGGGTCTATAGTATCGGTTTGGATTTGTTCTACTAATTCTTTTCCTTCATATGTTAGTAAAGGATTTGATAAATCAATAATTTTTTTGTTTTCGATATAAACGTTATTTCCAATAATACCACTTTTTGTTTTACCAGTCAAAATATTCTTGAGTGCTTTTGATTTTTTATTTTGCTGGTTATTTTGTGCAATATAAAGTAATTCTTCCATAGTGCAGTGTTTTTCCAACAAATCAGGAAATAATTTTAATAAAGTCTTTTCCCCCAATCCTTCAATACCTTCAATATTGTCAGACGTGTCTCCTATGAATATTTTAGCAACTAAAATATTATAGTGTGGTATATATACCTTATTGATTTTAATCATATCCCCATTTTTAAAGTATTGTTTGTAAAAAGGGGAGTATATTGTTACATTCTCCGAAATTAATTGGGTAAGGTCTTTATCATTTGAAAAAATGATAATATCTTCTTCTGTTGAAATTTTACAATAGTAAGCAATGAGGTCATCTGCCTCATTGTTTACCATCTCAATTTGTCTCACAAATATCTCTTCAAGATATTGTTTTACTCTTTCTTTCTGTTTTAGATATGATTCGTATTTGAATTCGTTCATATCTTGGCGACGGTTTGCCTTGTATTGTGGGTATATAGCCTTTCTCATTGAAGAGTTTGACTCTCCATCCCAAAACACAACTACTTTATCGTGGTTATGTTCCTCTAAAAACTTACGTAATATGTCAATGAAATAATATACTCCACCTACGTGGTTTCCTTCATTATATAAATCCCTAACCCCATGAAATCCAATCTTAAATAGATTGTCTCCGTCAACTAATAATGTCTTAATCACAACAGTGATTTAAAATGTGAAACAAATAAACTAATCTTCTTTTTCTTCTTCCTCTTTCAAGTCAAAATCACCATCTATACCGATAATATCTTTCCAATAATCTGCATATTCTTTTTTATATTTTTCTATATTGGTTTTTTCCTCAGTAGTATCTTTACCCGCAATAAAACCATGTGGTGTTACAATAATCTTACCATCATCATATCCAAGCCCATTAATGTGATTCTTCATTACAGAAACTTTTGTTCTTGAGGCAAATTTAATTGTTCTTTTATCTTTAGTTGCCGTGATTTTAGTAGTTCCCGCACCTTTTTGGTTACCAAATAAGAATACCAATGATGAATTTAACCAAATAGCCTCACCTCCTTTAGCCTTAATCTTTGGTTGTCCGAAAGGATTATCAGGTAATTCAACCCAAGGTTGATTAACAATAACCAATGTATTTTCATATTTTGAATCTGATTTACGAGACCCTGAAATTCTTTGGTTAATACCCATACCAATTTTATCTGCTAAAGTAGACGCGTTGTGTTGTTTACCTCCTTTTCCTTCGTAAGTCATTTTACAAGGAACTGAACCAACTGAATCCCAAAGAAATAATAAATCGTAAGGAATATCATCTTTCTCTTGTGCATCTAATAGTTCGTTGATGTAGTCAGTAATTTGTTCGATGTAACTAAAGTTATTGTTAAAAATGTAAAATCCATCCCAATCTAATTCCCCCGTTTCTTTGTCAACAACTTCTTCGCATACTAAACCCATAAGCTTAGAGTGTTCAAAAGACCACTTTTGCTCTGTAATGATGAATACAGGTAGAATACCTTTCTTTTGTGCATCAACTGCTGATTTAACTAATGCCGTTGTCTTTCCTGTATCTGAGTGTCCAAGGAACATATTCAAGTGTCCAATGGCAGGTCCAGGTAAACCAACAGCATCTAAGAAGTCAGGCCCTAAATCGAAAAACCTTTGAGGTTTATATTTTGCAGAAGTTGAGAACTTCTTCTTTACTGAACTGAAATCGTTTTTCTTAATTGCCATGTATTTGTTTGTTTAAAAATGGGGTAGGTATTTCACTACCCCGTAATATTAAAATGGTAAATCTCCTTCAGGTTCATCATCAATTTGTGGGTCAACATAAGCAGGTTTTTCATCCTTTGCCCCTCCGATTGAAGTTGTGTCTTCAGTGTTGTTTTCATAAACATAACCACCTTTTTCACTATCCCATTTTGGTGTTTCACCACGAGCAATTGCTTCAAGATAATCAACAGGTTTTTTAGAATAAACATCTAACCAAGTTAATTCATCTTCAATCCAAGCCTTAGATTGTGCAGCTTCTGTATGAACAGGACCTTGGTCTTCATACATAATTGTAGATACACTTGTGTATTCTTTACCTGCGTTTGTTTTAGATTTTGTTAACTCAATGATTAAATCACGACCATTTATTGGGTCAGTAATATCACCTTTGTTTCTCCAAAGTGGAATGATTTTATCTAAAATACCATCATTCTTATAATTGTGTTTGAATCTCCAAAACTTTGGTCCGTCCTCTTCGTGGTCACGGTCAATAACTTTGACGATATAAAACTTACGAGACTTGTATTGTTTCGCCAATTCTTTATCAGATTCTTTTCCTGTTGACACTAACTCTTCGTAAACCTCATTCAAGGGTGAACGCTCGTTGTCATTTTTGCCTGGGTCGTAGAACTTTTGCCATTGACCACCAACTTGAATTTCGTGATACCAAGCTTCCTTAAATGGTGATGAACCATCTGGTGTAGGTAGGATACGAACTCTTCGTTGCCCTGATTTCTCTTTATCTCCTAAGATTAAAGCAAAATACTTCTTCATTCTTTCGTCTTGCGACATTCTACCTTGGGCCCCGCCCGATGCTTGTTGTGATTTTTCGTACTGCGCCAATACGGCATCTAATGAACTCATCATAATTTTTTATATTAAATTGTTAAATTGTATGATATAAGTATAGGTATTTTATTCGTTATGTCAAATAAAAAAGACCACCGAGTGGGT